GAAGAAAAGGCAGAGAAACCTAGAAGAGTGTATTATTAATGTTAAATAAGTTCATTAGAAATTTCATCGCTAAAAGAGTTGCTGGTCGTACTGATGATGGTATTATGATTACACTATCAGATCCTAAAAAAGTAGATTTCCAAGCAGCAATGTTAGAAGATCTGTTAATGCGTAATGGATTTAATCCAGCAGATATAACTAGTGAAAAACAATTACTAAATATTATTAATCAAATAGAGGCAGTTAGTAAACAAACAACACAATCAGGAATCAGAAACGTAGAGTCAGCAAAAGTATTTGATCTTAAAGGTAAACAAATAAAAAACACAGATAACATTATGGGTGGTGAAGAATTACCACCACCAGGAAGCAGAGGCGGTCCAGATGATATCGCAGCGCCAGTGCAATCTCAAGAGGAAACTTTAAGAAACATGACTGAGGCAGAAATTAAAAAAAATATAGAAGCACAAAACAAAAAAGGTATTGAAAACATTTTAAAAAGAAAAAACAGAGAAGACGTTTACGGTTTAGAAGACTATGACACAACAAACATGTCTGACATTAAAAAACAAATTATAAGATTGGAAACTAGACTTGGTAATTTAAATCCAGACGAAGCAGGTTTTAAAGAAATGGCAGATGATTTAATAAATAAAATAGGATCACTACAAAAAAAATTAAGAGATGACAAAGCAGACGGTGGTATCATGCGTCTTGGTTTTAAAGACGGAATGAACAGAAGAACGTTCTTAAAATTTTTAGCAGGTGCTGCATCAATACCAATCGTTGGTAAAATTTTAAAACCATTTAAAATTGGTAAAACAGTTAGCAAAGTTCCAATAATTAAAACTGCAGATGTTGCAGGTAAACCAGAATGGTTTGATCAATTAGTTAACAAAGTCATTCTTGAAGGTGATGATTTTACTAAAAAATTATCAACAGGTGAAAGACAAGTTGTTCACGTAAAAAAATTAGACGAAGACACTACTGTAACTGTAACACAAGACATGGATAATGGTGTTGTTAGAGTAGAGTATGATAGTCCTGCAAATACATTTGAAGATACAGTTTCAATGCAATATAAAAAACCTTTACCTGATGAAGGAGCACCAAACCCTGCAGCGGAGTTTGAAGTAGCAGAGTCAGGTCCAGTTGGAAGAGTAGATGGTCCCGATGATTTTAGTTTAGATGTAGATGAAGTCGGTGGTTCAAGTATCAGAGATCTAGATTCTGATGTATCGAAACTAAAAGAATATGCAACAGGTGAAAAACCAAGCATGAAAGAACTTGTGAAAAATATTGAACGAAGAAAAAGAGCCAGACAAATAACAGAAGATCCTGAAGCTCAGTCAGATGCTGTAATTAGAAGACAAGGTGACTACGATCCAAGTGACTACGATGACTTTGCATCAGGTGGCATCGCTAGAATGTTAGGTGAGTAATGAAAGACCTAGATCAAAAAATCATAGAGCTAATGGATCTCTTTGATGATGAACAAGTTACAACAGCAGATAAGATAGACAGACCAGAACGAGCGATAGAAAAACAAGCTATCGACGATTTCATGAAACGTAATCCAATGGCCGGGGGTGGTATGTTAGTGCAACCAGGTTTTGGTGGCACGAGGCAGGGGTATGCTAAACCACCTGGTTTTCAACCTGGTAATACAGCAAATTTAAATAGAAGAGATGGTAATCCGGGTAACATAAAAGCTTTAGAAAAATTAATGAAAGAAAAAACAGCATTAAAAAACAAAAAAGTTAAAAAATTTGTAGAGTTAGTAGAAAAAGGAAATAGCACCACAGATGCTAAAAACAAAGTTATAAAACTTTTTAGGTTACAAAGAAAAAAAGGAGCAGGGACTCCTCCATGGATGACAGAGGGAAAAAACATACTAGTGGATAAGGGTGTTTTAGAAGACATAGAGAGAGGTAGTATGAAAATTATTGGAGAGACAGAAGATTTTTCAAAAGATAAAAATATTCAAAGACTTTCTAGAGAAACAATTGAACCTGGTATTAAAAAAGTAACATATAAAAATAAAACTACAGGAAATACATTTGTTAAATATAAACCTTTACTAAGATCAAATACAGTAACTGTTTCTGGTGCGGGTTTTGATAATCTTGAACAAGCACAAGAAATAGTAAAAAATTACAATGAAGCAAATCCTAAGAAAACAGCTGTTACTTTAAAACTTGAAGAAAATTTAAGAACACTTTTTAATAATAAAAGATTAGCGCCTTTGTTAAAATCAGGAGTTCCAGATAAAAAATATCTTAAAGTGGTTCAAGACATACTAGATTTAAATGTTAGTCAAGCAGAAGATAAGCTAAAACAATTAGGAGAAGCTGTAAAACCAGATAGTAATTTTGATATCCCAGGTATAGATAAAATAAATAAAAAAAAAGCTACAAACATATCTAATTTTTATAAATCAAAATCAGTTTCTAAAAAAGTAGTTGATCAAGAAATAGGAAAATCTGTTGGAGAAAAATCATTAAAAAATCTTAGGCAAGATGTTCAAAAACAATTACCTTTTAAGGGTGGTATTGAAACTTTTGAGACCGATGAAGCAAAAGCAAAAATGGGTAGCTTTAGATTAGGATCTAAACCTTACTCTATTTTTGGTCAAGTTATAGATGGTAGATTAAATCAGGGAGATAAAATGAGAGTAGATGCTGTGTTATCTACATTAGAAGAAAGTGTGCAGAAAGCACTTAGAGGTGAATTATTTGATGCTAAAGGTAAAAAAATATCACCAATGGAGGCAGTTAATAAATACAATGCTGTCGCAACAGAAGCAGAAAAAAAATTTAATTATCAAAATATGAGAAATTTTAAACCAGTTAGAATTCCTAGAATAAGTTTAGAATCACCAAACAAAACTATTGCGAACAAAGCTGCATACACAAAATATAAACAGTTTTTTGACAAAAACTATGAAGAACTTGGTTATAGTTTTAAAATACCAAAAGACTTAAAACCTATTCCTGAGATCGCCGCTGATTTAAAAAATAAAAATAGTTCTGAATATAAAAATTTAATTAAAAATATAAAACAAGTAGGTAGTAAATTTATTAAAAATATAAATGAATATGATGAAAAAGATTTGTTTAAAATGTTAGAAAATCCTAAATTTCAAAAGTTTAAAAAATTTATTCCTAGACTAGTGTCTAATCAAGATTTTTCCGAAAGAAGATATGCATCAGCAAATAACATTATGTCTGATGCCATTTACGTAGATGACAAAACATTTGCAGAAAAAAATCCAGTTACCACTGGAGCAGGTTTAACAACAGCTGGCACAGCTGCAGTTTTAAAAGCAACAGGCACACCAATCAAAACTGCATTAGGAAAAGCTTTTAGAGGTGCCGGAACACCGATAGCCGGTCCAATCTATGCAGGAATGAACATTGCGGATAGATTGCAATCTGGATCTAGCGTAGCTGATGCAGTCATAGATCCCATGACAGGTTTAGAATTATCTTTTCCTGGTTTGTTTAAAGAAAATTTAAAAAAAATTACAACCAATCCAACAGCGCAAAAAATTTTAAGTTTAGGTAGATTTGGTAGAGCCTTAACACCAATAGGAGCAGGTATTACAGCTGCAGGTTTAGCAAAAGACTATGGTGAATTTGTACAGAGAGAACTTGAAAGAAAGGCAGCAGACCCAGAAGCATATAGAGCAGAGCAACAAGAACAAATGGGTATGTCAGCAGCAGATGGTGGCCGTGCAGGTTTTAAAATAGGTTCAACACCAAAAGATATAACTCCAGATTTAAATGCTTTAATTAAAAAAACACTTGATGAAGATTTCTTTGATCGTCGTAAAAGAGCAGGGGGTGGTATCTTAAAACAAGCTGGTGATAGATCAGGTGCAATGCTAGAATCCATGAACCCTGATTCACAGGGCTTGTCAGGACTATTAAAACGTGGTATCAAAACATAGGAGTATTAAATGGCAGAAATAGATAAAGGACTCCCGAACACTAGAACCGAGATTAAAGTTCCATCAGAAGAGGAACTACAACAGGTTGATGTTCAGGAACCAGAAGAACAAAAAGGACCTGTAGAGGTCATACCAGAAGAAGATGGCGGCGCAACAATAGACTTTGAACCGGGAGCTATAAACATACCGGGCACAGAATCACACTTTGATAACCTGGCAGATATTTTACCTGACGACATTTTAGATCCTATTGGAAATGAAATGGTGCAAAATTATTCTGACTACAAAGCATCAAGAAAA